GTACCTTTCGGTACCCTTCGGTTCCCCAAAACCGCCTAACTATCATGCCATACCAACTCAAGTACGAGCACAATACGAATGAATACAACCTAGATAGGAAAACTGGCCAGCAAGTTATCACGGGTTCTTTCTGGGCTCTCCGCACGGAGACTTCAGTTTCGAACACCGAGAAGCGTGTTAAGCCAGTCGACTTATTCGCAGGTGGTACCACTCGTTCGTGGTCTACTGAGAAGTATATGGATACCCTTTGTCAGATTCAGTCAACGGAATTTAGTTTAGCTTATCGCCGATCGTCTTCTATTCTTGGTGCTGGGGTTTGGTATTCTATGCCAAATCTCGATCTGAGCAAGATGTATGAAAAGCTTCGAGCGAAGATTAAGTCCGAAAACTTGAATCTTGCAATGGCCTGTGCTGAGTACCGTGCAACATGCGGAATGTTTGCCGGTGCAGCAAAGGATATAGTTAAAGCTTTCCGTATCGTCCGAGGTGGGCGGGCTTTCGAAGAGTTCATTAGAATTCTTCAGGAGCCCAAGAATCGCACTGAAAAGCGCATCGCTAATCGCTGGCTTGAAGTCCAATACGGTCTTCTTCCAACTGTTAGTGATCTTCATGGAGCCGTGGATGCGTTAGCAACACGGATCAATGATGGCATTCCAATCTACGTCACTCAAACTGTTAGAGAATCTCATCGATTCTTTCAGCAGGCCCCACAAGGGTCTCGCGTTAACACGCATGAGCTTAGTGGTATTGGTCGCGCTCGATATGTGATTCGTCAGCCTAATTTAAAAGGGCTGACGCAACTCGGTTTCACTAATCCAGGGCTATTGGCTTGGGAACTAATACCGTATAGCTTTGTCTTCGACAAGATTATCCCAATCGGGTCGTACCTGGCGAGCCTCGATGCCTTAGTTGGCGTCGAGAACTTCTCCTGGTACTTCTCGAAGAAAGATACCTATCGATTCAGAGCTAATGCGTTCGGCAGTCATACAATTACCGGAACGGCCATAACTCGTTATGCGCCCTCTAGTAATCTTCCGATGCCACGTCTAGGCTATCAGCCTAGTCAGTCCCTTAAGTTCGTCCTGAACGGCCTTGCTCTACTTTCGCAACAACGAGGCGGCTTTATCGCCAAGCGCTAACTTCGCGCTTCTGTCCTCATTACTGAAAAGGTTACTTATCATGGCACAAATCACTGCCCCCCTCTCCATCATGAATGGAGCTGCCTCTCCTGTGGCAAAGTCCTTCGCCCCCGAGCGAGTGGCGCCGGAAGGTTCGGTCTTCACCGAGCGGACTTCTCCGGTCTCTGCTGGCTACACGCGACTGACTGTGGCTTACTCCGCCGCGTCCGTGAAGCGCCCGACTAACCGTGTTGACATGGCTCTCGACCTTCCGGTCGTCGCCCTCGTCAATGGGGTTAATACGGTGACTCACACGTTGCGCTTCAAGGGTTACTTTGTGATCCCTGATGTCGCAACCGCCGCTGAGCGCGCTGATCTGCGCGCTTTCGTGGCGAACGCACTCGACAACACCCATATGATTGGGGTTGTGAAAGACCTGGACCCGATGTACTAATCGTACCTCGGACCCTTTCTTTCGGCTCCCTGAACAAGGGAGTTGAGTAACACGGAGAAGCTATGAACGTTAGTCATGGTGCTCGGCTTTTGAAGCTCGAGCTCGACGTAGTGAGCCGCCTATGTGAGAACATAGGTACCCCCAGAGCCATCATGGTTTACATGCTTATAAAGGACAAGCAATTTGATGAGTTGGCGGATCTCTCGTTTGACCCTAGCAACTACCTCGATCACCAGCACGCTCGCGTCGCTGATGATTACTTGGTAACTGCTATTCTCTCGAAGAATCCCCGCCTTCCCGTCAGTGCTAATCCCGAGGAAGCCGCCATGGTTAAGTTCTGGGAGGCAGAGTCTCGCTGTGCTGAGACCAATACGCGCCTTGATCTTTTCTCTGCAGGTCGGGATCTCCCCGACCGCGATATACTTCGTGTTGTGCTAAAAGCTCAACAGTACATCGCAAGAATTCTTGGGCCTCTCACGAGATCCAAGCTCAGCTACGCTGAGGATCATATGCGTTTTGGTCCTGGCTCAACGACCTCGCTCTCGGGTGTTGTGACTCAGGGAAAGAAATACTCCCATCGATCTCTCGATGCGACACCTAGGGCACTCCCTTTTCGTACTTTCTGTTTCCCAGAACGCTGGAAGGCGTTTGCGACGGAGATCTCTCCCCGCAGAAGTTCGAAATTGCGAGTAGTTCCCAAGAAGGCTACCTGCGGCCGGACTATTTGCATTGAACCCGACCTGAATATCTTTATTCAGCTAGGGTTCGGTGCTCTTATCCGAAAACAGCTTCACCTTTTTGGCCTTGATCTATCGACACAATCTATTAACCAGGAAGCGGCTCGAAGAGCTAGCATCTCTGGCAGAAATTGTACGATGGACCTTACCTCTGCATCAGACTTAAACGCGCGAGCGTCCGTCTGGCTTATGCTACCTTATGATTGGGCTAACGCCCTTCATTTCTCTAGAGTCGACTTTATCGAAGACTCTGAAGGGAGGGAGCATGAGCTCCATAAATGGAGCAGCATGGGTAATGGATACACGTTCGAACTGGAAACACTTATCTTCTATTCAATAGCCTTAGCGGCTGTTGATGAAAAGGATGAGTGGGATGCCGAAACCGAGGTTTGTTGCTACGGCGACGATCTTATTTTCCCGTCTTCTTGTTCTGACTTGGTAACAAGGACCTTAGAGTTTCTTGGCTTTAAGGTGAACACGAAAAAGACTTTTGGCTCGGGTCTTTTTCGTGAATCGTGCGGTGCGGATTTCTTCAATGGTCACAATGTTCGTCCAATCTTTCTTAGGACACAACATCATGATTATGAGACCGCCACCTACATCACAGCAAACAGGCTTCGTGAATGGGGCAGTCGCCGTAATGGCGAAGGCTCTGTTGACGCTCGCCTGCTTCCTTCTTGGCTTAGGTGCTTTACGGCACTTGGGATTCGAGATCGACATATCGTTCCAGCAGGATACGGTGATGTCGGCTTCGAAGGTCAAATCGACCCCAAGAAACTGCCCGCCTCCCGAGGAGTTTATCTCCGACGAGGGTGGGAAGTAGTGCGATTCTACTATCGTAGGATCGAAGCTGTGAGTTATACCATTTCTGAGGAGGGATGCCTCACGGCTTTCCTCAACGGAAATTTCTCTGATTTCTCTCTCGCAAGAGAGGATATTAGAGGTCGGTATACACGACCAAAAACCAGAATTGGTTCAGCTTTTCGCTGGACCGACCTAGG